CAGGAATGAGAAGGTGTATTAGAAAAACACCTGAACAACTTGGAAATAAAATAGATAAAATATTAAAAAAGAATAAAAAATTAAGTGATTACGCTAACAAACAGAACGAGTTATCAAACAAATTTGCCAGAAAAGCTTTAAAATTTAGAAATAAACAAGCTAAATGGCAAAAAAGATTGGATAAAGCTACTGCTAAAAAAGCTAAATATGAAGATAAAATATATAAACAGAATAACAAATTAATAGGTAAACCAAATACCGAAAAAATAGCAAAATATATTGAGAAATCTATGAAACAACAACGTAAAATAGATAAAGCTCAAAAACATATAAAATTTAATAAGTACCAATTAAAGTCTGATAGAGCAAAAGCTAAAGCACTTAAAGCAGAAGGCTATTTAAAAAAGAATGAAAGAATGATATCAATGTATAAAAACACAATAAGAGATATTAATTCCGGAACTATAAACACCGGTAAGAGTTTCATAATGAGATATTCAAAACCAGATAAATAAGGAGAATATACAATGAGAAATAATATATATCGTTCTAATGTTTATTTAGGTGCCGATTATTCTGATAGTATACAGCATTTTAAATACATAAAAAGAGAACAAAAAAATGGTAGATGGGTCTATTATTATAATACATCCGATTTAAATAAACAAAGTAATATTCTTAGAAAAAACATAAAATCCGAAAAGAATATGATAAAAAATAAAATAACATATACAAATCCTCAAACAGGTCAAAAATTTGGTCAAGAACATTATAAGAAAGCTGTGAAATCAGATTATAAAGATCTTATTAAAACAAATGCAAAAATACAAGGTGTAAAATATGCAACAAAAGGTTTAAATGCTGTTTCTAAGGTTTTATATAATATGAAAAAACTAAAGAAAGTTTCTGATAAATCAATTAGAAATGGACAGAATAAAATTAAGAAGTTATTTAAGATACATTAAACAAGGAGGACAATGAATGGACACAACAATCGGGTCTAGACTAAAGAAAGCATTTAACGTTTTTTTAAATAGAGACCCTACTGAATATAGGACTAATATTATAACATACAGTAATGGAAGCTATAGACCCGATAGGCTAAGATTATCAAGAGGAAGAGATCGCTCTATAGTTAATACAATATTCAATCGAATAGCGCTTGACGTTGCTTCGGTTGATATAATACATTGTAAAACAAAAGATGGAAGATTTCAATCTGAGATAAAGTCTGGATTGAATGAATGCTTAAATCTAGATGCGAACCTCGACCAAACAGGGCGAGCCTTTATACAAGATGTGGTTGTTTCTATGTTTGATGAAGGATGCGTGGCATTAGTACCTATTGATACTGACATAAATCCTAAAAATTCGTCATCTTTTGATATTCTTAGCATGAGAACGGGTAAAGTGGTAGAATGGTATCCTGATAATGTTAAAATAAATGTATATAATCAGAAAACCATGAAAAAAGAAAATATAATAATTTCTAAATCAAAGGTAGCTATTGTAGAAAACCCATTTTACTCAGTGATGAACGAGCCTAACTCGACACTGTCGAGATTAATGAATAAATTATCATTACTTGATATGGTGGATGATCAAACATGTTCTGGTAAATTAGATTTAATCATACAATTACCGTATAGCATTAAATCAGAAACAAGAAGAAATCAAGCTAATGACAGGGTATTAGATATTGAAGATCAATTAAAGAACTCTAAATATGGTATAGCATATATAGATGGAACTGAAAAAGTTACACAGTTAAATAGACCATTAGAAAATAATTTAATGAAGCAAGTTGAATATTGGACGAGCATGCTTTTCAGCCAGTTGAATATGACACAAGCAATATTAGATGGAACAGCAGATGAGTCTACGATGACTAATTATTATGCTAGAACCATTGACCCAATAGTTGCAGCTATAGTAGATGAAATGAAAAGGAAATTTCTATCTAAAACAGCTAGAACCCAAGGGCAAAGTATAGAATATTTTATTGATCCATTCAGACTAATACCACCTAAGGATTTAGCCGAGATTGCTGACAAATTTACCAGAAATGAAATAATGACATCCAATGAGTTTAGACAAATAATAGGTCGTAAACCATCTGATGATCCTAAAGCCGATCAATTAATAAATAGTAACTTGAATCATCCAGAAGAAGGACAAAATATTAATCCGCCTCAGGAGACTGATCAGGACACTGACACAGATGAAGAAACGACACCTCAAAATGAGCAAGAATCAGGAGATATGTCACCGGATGAAGCTCAATCAATATTTGAATCAATGAGTGCTACACAGCAACAAGCTGTATACACTATTATTGGTGAAATTTTAGATGATGAAGAATCATAGAAAGGAGTAAGTATGAAAGAATCTTATGATTTTAGTGGATGGGCTACCAGAAATGACATAGAATGTTCCGATGGTAGAACTATACGAAAAGATGCATTTAAAGATAATGATGGACAAAAAGTTCCGTTAGTATGGAACCATAATCATGATAGTATAGAAGAAGTCCTAGGACATGCTTTGCTAGAAAATCGTGATGAAGGTGTATATGCATATGGAAAATTCAATGATACTGAAGCTGGCCAAAATGCTAAGAAATTAGTTATTAATGGTGATATTGATAAATTGTCAATATATGCTAATAGACTAAAATCTCAAGCTAAAAACGTGGTTCATGGATGTATCAGAGAAGTTAGTCTTGTTTTAGCAGGGGCTAATCCAGGTGCATATATTGATTCTGTTATATGCCATAATGATGCTTCTGGCGAAGATGAGGAAGAAGGAACAATCTATACTGATGCAACTATAAGTATCATGGAAGATCATGAAGAAGAATCTGATAACTCATCTGACGAAATCGAACACGCTGATGATGAAAAAGGAGAAGATAATATGAATGAAGAAGAAACTATCGAAGATGTATTTAATACATTAAGCGATAAACAAAAACAAGCTGTTTATGCTATTGTCGGAGAGGCATTAGAACACAGTGATGAAGATGACGAAGAAGAATCAGAAAAAAAAGAAGAAGGAGAAGAAGAATCTATGAAACATAATGTATTTGAAAGTGATACAAAAAATACTGAACAATTTTTACAACATAACGATGAAGTAGAAATTATAAAAATGGCTAAAGATTGCGGAAGTTTGAAGAAAGCAATGAATGCTTATATCAACAATAACGAATCTTTACAACATAGTTTTGAGAGCATCGAAGAATTATTCCCAGATTATAAATTATTAAATCCAGGAGCTCCAGAAAAAGTAGATGCGGACTATGAATGGGTTAGAAGAGTACTAGACAGAGCTAAGAAATCACCATATAGTCGTGTAAAGACAAGATTTGCTAATCTTAAAGAAGCTGATATAAGAGCTATGGGTTACAAGAAAGCTGAAGAAAAGAAATTAATCGGTACTTGGAAATTAGGTGGGCGTAGTCATGACCCACAAACAGTATATGTAAAAGATAAGCTAGATAGAGATGATATAATTGATATTACTGACTTTGATGTAGTAGCATATCAAAAAGGTATCATGAAAGATCTTCTAGAAAGAGAAGTTGCTAGAGCTGCTTTAATTGGTGACGGTCGTGAAGATAATGATCCAGACAAAATTAAAGTTGCACATATTCAAGATATTTGGAATGATGACGAGTTCTATACAATTCACCAAGATGTAGATTTTGCAGCTGCTAAAACAGAACTTCAAGGAAGTGATACTGATAAACATTTCGGGGATAATTATATATATGCAGAAGCAATTATAACAGCTGCATTATATTCACGTGAAAAATATAGAGGTAGTGGTTCTTTAGATTTCTATTGTACACCACATTTACTAAATGTTATGTTACTAGCTAGAGATTTAAATGGTCGTCGTATCTATAACTCTAAAAATGATTTAGCTCAAGCTTTAAATGTTAACAACATTTATACAATTGAACAATTCGAAAATAAAACACGTACTCATGAAGATCCTGAGACACACGCTACATCTACTAAGAAATTACTAGGTATCTTTGTAAATATGGCTGACTATCAATTTGGTTCAACTAAGGGTGGAGAAATTACAAGCTTCGAAGATTTCGATATTGACTTCAACCAATATAAATATTTAATGGAAACTCGTCTATCTGGAGCTTTAGTACATCCATTCTCAGCTATAGCACTTGAGGAACCAGTAACAAATAACGAAGGAAACGAAAACGAACAACCAGCAGGATAAAAATATTTTAAATAGAAGGAGAAATTCAAAATGGCAAAGTATCATGGCATGATAGGTTTTATAGAAACTAAAGAAGTTACACCAGGTGTTTGGACAGAGGAAGTTGTTGAGAGACCTTATTATGGTGAGATGACAAGAAATATGAAAAGATATATAAATTCAGAATCAACTAATGATAATATAACTATTTCAAATTCTTTAAGTATAATAGCTGATCCATATGCTAGCCAGAATTTCCAAAAAATTTATTATGTAACTTTTATGGGAACTAAATGGAAAGTCGAAAACGCTGAAGTTCAGTTCCCTAGAATTACATTATCATTAGGAGGTTTATATAATGAATAGACGTTTGGAATTGCATAAAATACTTACAGAATTACTAGGTAACGAACATGTTTATTATCAACCTCCAGAAAACTTAAAAATGGTATATCCATGTATAAGATATACAAAAGATGATGTAGACCTAACATATGCTGATAATACACAATATTTTAATAAAAAAAGATATTCAATAACTTATATCGATAAATTACCTGACAATGAAATTATAGACAAATTGTTAAGTCTACCGCTATCATCTTATGATAGACATTATACATCTGATAATTTAAATCATGATGTAATAACATTATATTATTAAGGAGGAATTATACTTTATGGGAAAACTTGTATGGGATCAAACAGGTGAAAAATTTTACGAAACAGGTGTAGAAGCAGGTGTTCTTTATCCATATAGCGACGGTGCTTATCAAAAAGGTGTTGCATGGAATGGTTTAACAAATGTTAATCAATCACCAGAAGGAGCAGAAGCTACTAAATTATGGGCTGACAACAGAGAATATTTGAACCTATTATCAAACGAGACTTATAATGCTACAATTGAGGCTTATATGTATCCAGATGAATTCAAAGCTTGTAACGGTGAAAAATCTATAGCAACAGGAGTTACAATTGGACAACAGGCTCGTATGCCTTTTGGATTTAGTTATAAAACTAAAGTTGGTAGTGATGTTGATCCTGAAGCTGGATACAAAATTCACTTAGTTTACGGATGTAAAGCAGCTCCAAGTGAGAAATCATATGCTACTATCAATGATAGCCCAGAAGCAATGACATTATCTTGGGAAATAAGTACTACACCAGTAAATGTAACTGGATCTAAACCAACTGCTACTGTAGAAATTGATTCTAGAGATTTCAATACAACTGAATTAAAAGCAAAATTAGAAGCTTTAGAAAATATTCTATATGGTACTGATGGCGACTCTGCTACAGAACCAAGATTACCATTACCAGATGAAGTTGCTACATTAATCGGTGTTACACAAGGTTAATTTAAATAGATAGGAAAGGAGAAAACAATTATGTTAAAAAAGACAATTAAATAT